GGTTATTCGCGACGTCAGTTTATTTTTAGCGATAGTTGATATGCATTTACTGAATTTATAACTTATGGCAACGCAAAGAGAAGTAGCAGAACATCTTGGTTTATCAGTTGCTAGTATTTCAGAATTGATAAAAAAAGGCGTATTACCATCAAAAAGAGGACGTTCACCACTTGATATAGACGTTTGTAGGCACTCTTACATGAGTTATTTGCGTAAATTAGCAGGTTATCATAAGAAAAGCGGATCAGGAGACATTGCAGAGGAAAAAACAAGACTTACTAAGGCTCAAGCAGATAAAGCAGAGCTAGAAGTGTCAGAATTAGAGGGTAAATTGATACCTGCAACATTAGTTCAAGATACTTGGATTGATTTTGTTGCAAATGTCAGAGCAAAGCTACTTGGTATGCCTTCAAGACTAGCACATCAAATGATTGCAACTGAAGATTATGCTGAAGCAGAAAAATTACTAAAAGATTGTGTATATGATGCACTTAATGAACTAGCAGAAGATGGAATACCTACAGAATATGCAGATCGTGTTGAAAAACACGATGCAAGCATTTAAACCACCACCTGATCTAAAGGTTTCAGAATGGTCAGATAGATATAGAAAACTATCGCCTGAATCTTCAGCAGAATCAGGGCAATGGTCAACTTCAAGATGTCCTTATCAAAAAGAAATTATGGATTCTTTTAACGATCCTTTCATTGAAAGAATTGTAGTAATGACTTCATCGCAAGTTGGTAAGACCGAAATACTACTCAACGCTATTGGCTACTATATAGATCAAGATGCTTCACCAATACTCGTAACACAACCAACGCTTCAGATGGGACAAGCATTTAGTAAGGATAGATTATCTGCAATGATACGAGATAGTGAGAAGTTAAAAGGATGTGTTAAAGATGCAAGAAGCAGAGATAGTGGTAATACCACAATGCATAAAAAGTTTGCAGGCGGTCATATATCAATTGTTGGATCAAATAGTGCAAGTGGTCTAGCATCAAGACCAATAAGAATATTGTTGATGGATGAAGTAGATAGATACGAACTATCAGCAGGATCAGAAGGATCGCCTATTGCACTTGCTGTTGCAAGAACAAAGACTTTTTGGAATCGCAAGATTTTTATGTGTAGCACTCCGACTATTAAAGGCTTATCTGCAATTGAATCTGCTTTTAAAGAATCGGATCAACGCTACTACTATGTGCCTTGCCCTGAATGTAATACAAAACAAATTCTAAAATGGAAGAATGTCGTATGGGAAGAAAACAAACCTGAAACTGCTACTTATGCTTGCGATCATTGTGGATCAGTCATAGAAGAGTCTAAAAAACAATGGATGCTTAAAAGTGGTGAGTGGCGTGCAACAAAAGAAACAGAAAACACAGCAGGTTTCCACATATCAGAGCTGTATAGTGTTTGGTCTACTTGGGGACAAATGGCAACTGCATTTTTAGAAGCTAAAAAGAATCCTGAAACACTCAAAACATTTATCAATACAAGTCTTGGAGAATCCTGGGAAGAGCAAGGTGATTCTGTAGAGTATGACACTTTACTAGAGAGAAGATTAAATTATGATCACACAACAATACCTGAAGATGTATTAGTAATAACTGTGGGTGTCGATACACAAAAAGATAGACTTGAGCTGCAATGCGTAGGTTGGGGTAAAAACTACGAAGCTTGGGTGCTTGATTACAAAATACTTTGGGGTGATCCAAATGCTCTTGGGTGTTGGAATGATCTCGATGCATATTTAAAGAAAAGATTTAAAACTGAATCAGGAAGAATAATACCCATATCTTGCACCTGTATTGATTCAGGTGGATTACACACTAATCAAGTCTATGCGTTTACTAAGCCAAGACAAGCAAGACGAGTGTTTGCTATTAAAGGTGCAAGTATTCAAGGCAAGCCTATTGTAAACAGGCCAAGTTATGTAGGCAAAAACAAAGCTGTTCTTTATACACTTGGCGTTGATACAGCTAAAGAAGCAATCTTCAATAGACTAGCTTCTGAACCTGAAGATTCTACTTTGCATTTTTGTTTAGATTTAGATGAAGAATATTTTAAACAGCTTACAAGTGAAAAGCGTATAACCAAATGGGTAAGAGGTAAGAAACAGTTAGTTTGGAAGCAAGTAGGTAAAAGAAACGAATCACTTGATACGTTAGTTTATAATTTTGGTGCTATCTATATTCTTAATCCGAATTTTGATGTTATAGAGCAAAAGATACTTGATGTGGGTACAGAAAAACCTAGAAAAACCAAAAATCCAAACAAAATAAACATAAAAAGAGGTAATTTTGCTACTAATTGGAAGTAAATATTGACAAAAACAAAATGGTTCATAATGTTATAAGTAGGTGTATCTATAACATTTATGAGGATTATTGTTGACTAACAGATTCGACAGAACAAATTATCCAACTGCTGAACCTGCAAAACTTGTTGCAGGCGATAGATTTACATGGAAAAGAGACGATTTGGCAAATGAATATCCTGTAGGAACTTTTGCTTTAACGTATGAGTTCCATGAAGATAGCGGTGGTGGTAATAAGAAGTTTACTATTACCGCAACTGAAGCAGACAGCACCTATTACATAGAGGTTGGTTCATCAACTACAGCAAGTTATGAAACAGGCGACTATATCTGGGAAGCCTACATAACGAGGAGTGCTGATTCCGAAAGAATCATGGTTGATTCAGGAAGAACTGAAATTACAACCAATCTTGCTAACACAAATGCTGATCTTAGAAGTCATGCAAAGAAAGTGGTTGATGCAATAGAAGCTGTTTTGGAGAATCGAAGCACAATGGATCAAAGCTCAATGTCGATTGCAGGAAGATCACTTTCAAGAACTCCATTACCTGATTTGTTGGAGTTAAGAGATAGATACAAAGCTGAATATTTAAAAGAGATAAAACTAGCTAGAATCAGAAATAAACAAGGATCAGGCAATACTATAAAAGTAAAGTTTGGTTCAACTTCAACTATTAATCCAACAGACTATACATAATGGCTTGGTACGATAATTTATTAGGCAATAACAAAAAGAAGGCTAAGAAAAAAGCTTTCAAAAGAAGTTATCAAGGTGCAAATACAGGAAGATTATTTGCAGACTTTTTAACCACCTCAACAAGTGCCGATGCAGAAGTCAAAGACAACCTTAGAATCCTTAGAGATCGAGGTCGAGAGTTAGCTCGCAACGATGCATATATCTCAAGATACCTTAACCTGATGGTATCGAATGTCATTGGCAAGCAAGGCGTAAGAGTAAGCTCCAAGTCTTACAATGATGATAGATCATTAGACTTAGGAGCTAACCTGCTGATTGAAAGAGCATGGAAAGAATGGACACAATTAGGTAACTGTACTGCAAATGGAAGATTATCATTTTTAGATTGTCAAAAAATATTCATTGAAACTTTGCTTAGAGATGGTGAAGTTTTAATAAGAAAAATAAAAACAACAGATTCAGATTTTGGTTTTCAAATACAGTTTTTAGAAGCGGATCATTTAGACGAGCAAAAAAACGATAACACTTTACCAAACGGAAGAAGTATAAAGATGGGTGTAGAGGTCGATAGAAACGATAGACCTATTGCATATCATTTATTTAAAAAACATCCTTACGGAAATACCTATCCAAAACCTGCTCAAGAACATATCAGAGTACCTGCTGAAGAAATAATTCACGCATACTTACCAAACAGAGCAGAGCAAACAAGAGGTGTATCTTTCATTGCACCTGTAATGGCAAATGTAAAACAACTAAACGCTTATCTTGAAGCAGAGATAGTAGCTGCAAGAGTTGGAGCTTCTAAACAAGGATTCTTTATTAGTCCAGATGGTGATGGCTACGTTGGCGATGGTGATTATGAAGATACCTTTAATCCTACGATGACTGCTCAAGCAGGTGTATTTGAACAGTTGCCAGCAGGTATGGATTTCAAAGCTTTTGATCCATCACATCCTAATTCAGCTTTTGATTCCTTTACAACTAGTGTGTTAAGAAGTATCGCAAGTGGTCTTAATATTTCATATCATTCATTATCAAACGATCTTAGTTCAGTTAATTATTCATCAATTCGACAAGGTGCTTTAGAAGATAGAAGTGCGTATCAACTAATGCAACAGTTTATCATCGAGCATTTTATCGATCCTGTTTTTAAATCTTGGCTAGAGATGGCTATGTCAACAGGTTATATCAATTTACCAATGGGTAAGTTTGATAAGTTTGCTAGAGGAATAACTTATATACCAAGATCATTCTCACACATTGATCCGCTTAAAGAGATGCAAGCAAACGTTATAGGATTACAAAACGGAACAACAACTTATAGCGATATATCTTCTGCTTTTGGCAGAGATGTTGAAGAATTATTTGAACAACATCAAAAAGAAATAGCATTAGCAGAACAATATGGAATTGAAATAGCCTATCAACCTTTTGGTCAAAAGATGCCAGTCGAAGCTAACATACAAGGTGGAGATAACGAAGATGGCTAAACCAACAGAAGGGATGAAAACTGAAGCACAAAAAGGCTTAGATTGGCGAGAAGAGTTTGGTCGTGGTGGCACAAGAATTGGTGCAACAAGAGCAAGACAGATAGTTGCTGACGAAAACTTATCAGATGAAACAATTAAAAGAATGTATAGCTTTTTCTCAAGACATGAAGTTGACAAACAAGCAGAGGGTTTTTCTTCAGGTGAAGATGGTTACCCTTCTAACGGAAGAATAGCTTGGGCATTGTGGGGTGGAGATGCAGGATTTAGTTGGTCAGAAAGATTGGTAAAGCAAATGGATGATGATAGAGATTACGAGGAAGAAATGATGCTAAGAGGAACAGAAGATACCTTAAGAGAAAAAGCAAGAGAGCATAACAAAGAGGTTGGCGACAGTCCATCGAAAAGAACAAGTTATGCAACACTACAAAAAGTTTACAACAGAGGAATCGGTGCTTTCAAAACATCGCCTCAAAGCGTACGTCCCACAGTTAAGTCAAAAGAACAATGGGCAATGGCTAGAGTAAATAATTTTTTACGAGTCCTAAGGACTGGTAAATATAAGTCAGGCGAGCATGACACCGATCTGCTGCCTGCATCACATCCTTTATCAAGCAAAAATAAAGAGGAGAAAGCTATGGAAAATAAGGAAGATAGACATATCCTCAATGTTAGCGAAACTGACGACAAAGTTGTTGTTGAGTTCGCAAAGCATCATGAGGATGAAGAAAAAGAAGGCGAAGAAATGGAAATGACTGAAGAAGCACGTCCATATCACGATGATGATGAAGATAAAGAAAGAAAAGTAGTTGATCTTAAGGTTAATTACAGAACTATTGATTTATCAAGATCAGAATATGTTGATGAAAAGAATAGACGTGTTCGTATTGGTGTTTCTAGTGAAGAGCCTGTAGAAAGAAGTTTTGGAATGGAAGTTCTAGGACATTCTACTGATGATATAAACATGGAGTTTATGGAATCAGGAAGAGCGCCACTTTTATTAGATCACGACATGACTAAGCAAATTGGTGTTATTGAAGAATTTAAACTTGATCAGGCAGCGCAAAGAACTGTTGCTGTGGTTAGATTTGGTCGATCTAGTCTTGCTGAAGAAGTATTTAGAGATGTACTTGATGGTATACGCATGAATATTAGCGTAGGTTATCGAGTAGATAAATTAACAAGAATGAAAGACAAAGACGAGAGCTACTATAGAGCCAGTTGGACACCGCTTGAGGTTTCAAGTGTAAGTGTACCTGCTGATCAAAGTAGACTTGTTGGAGTTGGACGTTCTAAAAATATTGCTCAAAAAGCAAAGGTACAAATTATGTCAAACGAAAAACAAGAAATTAATCTTGATGAAGTTAGATCAGAAAGTGCTGAAGCTGCTAAAAAAGAATTTGCAAGAAACTCAAAAGAGATTCTTGATTTAGCTGTTAAGCACAATAAAAGAGATTTAGCACATCAAGCTATTTCTGAAGGCAAATCTGTTGAAGAATTTAGAGGTGTATTATTAGATAATATTTCTAACGATGCTCCTTTAGAAACTCCAAAAGATATTGGTCTTTCAGAAAAAGAAACAAAAAGATTTAGCATCTTAAGAGCTATCAACGCTATGGCTAACCCTACAGATAGAAAAGCTCAAGAAAATGCTAAATTTGAATTTGAAGCTTCTGAAGCTGCACAAAGATCATACGGCACAACTGCTCAAGGTCTTATGCTTCCTTCTGAAGTTTTAAGGAATTGGAATCAAAGAGATTTATCAGCAGGTTCAGATGGCGACCTAATCGGTCAAGATTACAGAGCAGGTGATTTCATTGATGTTCTAAGAAATAACTCTGCTGTTATGCCATTAGCAACTATGTTAAATGGTTTATCAGGCGATGTTAAGATTCCTAGAAAAACTGCTGCTGCTTCTGCTGCTTTCATTAGTTCAGAAGGCGGAGCTGCAGGTGAATCTGAATTAACAGTTGGTAATGTAAGTATGTCTCCTAAGTCATTAGGTGCGTTCACAGACATTACTAGACAACTTATGATTCAATCATCAATCGATGTTGAAAATCTAGTTAGAAACGATTTAGCTGCTTCAATGGCTATTGCTATTGATGACGCTGCATTAGAAGGTTCAGGAAGTTCAGGTAATCCAACAGGTATTACTAATACTTCAGGAATTAATTCAGTATCACTTTCAAGTGCTGCTGCTCCTACTTTTGCTGAAATGGTTTCTATGGAAACTGCTGTTAGAGTTGATAATGCATTACTAGGCGATCTTGCTTATATAGTGCATCCAACTAACTATGGCACATTAAAAACTACTGAAAAAGCAACCAACACAGCTCAATTTGTTGCTGTTAATGACGAGATCAATGGCTATAGTGCTGTTGTATCACCACAGTTAACTGCAAACAATTATGTGTTTGGTAACTTTAGTGACTTACTTATTGGAATGTTCGGAGGATTAGACATTGTTGTTGATCCTTATACATCTTCAAGTTCAGGTACAGTTAGAATTGTTGCTTTACAATCAGTTGATGTAGCTGTTAGACACGCTGTGTCTTTCTGTGCTGCTTCATAATTGAGTGGTTTTAACAACTAACAAAATGGGTGGCTTAATTGCCACCCAACTTAGAAAAGGTGGGTATATGAAATATTTAATACTAAGCGACACAGTTGCTAATAAAGAAAAAGTAAAAGCAGGTGATGTGGTTGAGCTTCCTGTAGATGAAGGAAGATCATTGATCGGTTATGGTAAAGCTGAAGAATACAAAGGCAAGCCAAAAAAAGAAACTAATAGAAGCGTAGGATTAGAAAAATCTGAAACTCCTAAACCTAAGAAAAGAAGTAAAAAATAATGCCATTAGAGAGTGCTGCTGATTTTTCAAGCTATGTCGAAACCACTACAGGTCATGGTGTGACAGGTACTTTTATTGAGAAACAGCAGAACTTCTTTGATGATTTTCCATTGATAGATACTATGAGTTTTATTGATGATGGAAATACAAGCGTTATTAATTTAATTATAGATCAGGAATATTTTGGTATCGGTGGCGGTACTGTTGATGTGGATGGATTTGAACCAAGAGCAGTAGTCAAATCTACAGACGTTCCATTTATATCACAAAACGATGAATTAAGAGTAGATGCTATTACTACAGATCAGGGAAATACACTTGTTGCAGCAACTACATTTTTAGTAAAAACAGTTGAGCCTGATAATACAGGCCTGGTTTCATTGGTATTACAAAAACAATGAGCCAATTTAGATTAGAAACAGAAGCAGATATGCTTAATTATTTAGACAAAGATTATGGTCATGGTGTAGGAGCAACCTATACAAGAAGCGGTACTGCTTCATCTATTAGTGTTATTTTGAACAATGAATTTATATTGCAAGACGAGGGTATTGGATTGGAAGCATTGAAACCAATAGCTTATGCAAGAAGTGTTGATGTGCCAAATGCATCTTTTGGTGATTTATTAAATGTAGAAGCTATAAAGGATGTTGATGGTAATACTTTAAAAGCTGCTCAAAACTATACTATTGTTAATGTGCAAAAAGATCGCACAGGTTTTTCATCTCTTATTCTTGAGGAAGTGTAATGGCTAATCATGTAAGACAACAGATAAGAGAATACTTTGGAACTAACCTAAACAACCTAACAACTACAGGAACAAGAGTGCATGAATCAAGGGTATATCCTTTAGATACTTTACCTGCTTTGGTAATTTACACAAAATCAGAAACATCTGAACCTATTGTAATAGGCACAAACAGATTATTAGAAAGAAATTTATCAGTAGCTATAGAATGTTATGTAAAAGCAACAAGTAATTTCGATGATTCAGTTGATACAATATGCAAAGAAGTTGAAGAAGCTATTGCTGCTGATACAACATTAGGTGGTCTTGCAAAAGACACTTTTTTAGAATCAACAGAAATAGAGTTCAATGCGGAAGGCGAACAACCTATGGGTTTTGTTTCGCTTACATTTTTAACAAAATACTATGTTCAGGAAACCAATCCTGATGTAGCAGTTTAAAGAGGAAAAATTATGAAATTAATTAGTCCAAATGGTAAAAGTTCTATAGATGCTCACCCTGATAGTGTTGAGTATTTAAAAGAAAAGGGTTGGAAAGAAGAAGCAATCCCATCGAAAGATAAAGTTAAATCTTCTTCTAAAACTAAAAACGAGGAATAACTATGGCAACTCACTTAGGAAAGGAAGGTACTGTACAAGTTGGTTCTAACGCTATTGGTGAAATTAGAAGTTTTAGTATTGATGAATCTATTGATGTGGTTGAAGATACATCTATGGGTGATTCATCAAAGACTTACTTAGCTTCTATTAAAGACTTTAGTGGATCAGTTGATGTTTTATATGATGAAACTGATACTAACGGACAAACAGCTTTATCAGTAGGTTCATC